GCGCCGCCGGCATAGGAGAAAATAATGGCGACGACGACAACCAAGTTCTCCTTGACCAACTCCGGGTGGACCGATCTCGGCGCCGGGCCGCTGCTGCTGGGTTTCACGGGCGCCGGCGTGTTCGCGATCGGCGACGTGACCCCGGTTATTCCGATCAGCGAAGGCTTCACCGTGGTTCGCGGCGAGGCTTTCCGGGTCGAGACGTCGTCGCATGTTTGGGCTATGGCGAGCGGCGCTTCCGGCGTCACCGCCTATGTCTCGGCGTATTGAACGGTCTTCAACCAGAGGAGAAAGCCTATGCCTGCCCACCGCAACGACCCGCCTCCTGCGCCCGAGAAGCATCCCGTGGACACGCCGGCCGCTCCGCCGGCCAATTTCGACCCGCCCAAGGACTTCAAGCTGACGCCCCCGGGGACGACTCCGCCGCCCGGCTATGTCGCCGGTCAGCCCGTCGACGACGCGGAGCTGCGTGCGACCGAGGACGAGGCGAGGAGGAAGTTCGAAGCGGGCAAGAAGGTTTACGAAGCGCGCGACAAGGCCCTGGGGGTCAAGGCCGAGTGACGGCGTTCGGCTTGGCGTGACAACTTTTTTACGCAAAACCTACTTCGACGGCGTGCGTGCGAGCCTGTTCGCCGGCTCGCTCACGTCGCGGCAGGTGGACGGGCAAAATTTCATCCTGGACGCGTGGGAGAAATACGTCCCGGACCACGACGTGCGCTGGCTCGCCAACTTCCTTGCGCAGGTCTACCACGAGACGTCGCAAGAGATGTGGCCGATCGAAGAGCACGGCAAAGGGTCCGGCCAGCCGTATGGCGTTCCCGATCCAATCACCGGGCAGACCTATTACGGGCGCGGTTTTGTGCAGCTCACCTGGAAGGACAACTACCAGCGCGCCGACGTCGAGCTGCACCTGGCCGGCGACGCGTCGTGCGTCGCGCACGCCGACCAGCAGCTCGATCCGGCGATCTCCGCGCGCACCGGCTACCGGGGAATGATGGAGGCGTGGTTCCGCCAACCGCATTGTTTCGCCGAGTATTTCAGCGAAACCGCCGACGACCCCTACAACAGCCGCGACATCGTCAACGGCGACAAGGACGTGGTCCCCGGCTGGTCGGACGGCCGGCCGATCGGGCGGCTGGTCGAGGAATACCACGGGAAGTTTTTTGCGGCGCTGACCGCGGCGGCGTCCAAGCCGTCCATGCCGCCGGACGCCGTCGTCCTCGACCTCGTGGTCGCCGCCGACAAGCCGGCGGTGGTCAGCGTCCGGGCGGGGGCGAACGTGATCGTGCTCGTCAACGGATGATCCGCGTCTGTCCCAGTTGCGGAGCCTCTCTTTGGCGGCTGACGAGCCTCAAGGAAGTGTTTCCCATGCGGATGGTGGATAAGTATTTCCAGGCTTACGGCATCGAGACCGTCGGCGAGGTGGTCGACATGACCGACGCCAGGCTTCTGCACGTCCCCGGCGTCGGACCTAAGACCGTCACCTTGATTCGCCGGGGAATCGCCAGATTTCTCACGGCCCGGGGCGTCGATGGCGCCGCCGATGCTTACTAGTGTCGCCATCCTGCTTGTCAGCTTTAGCGGCCCGACCGGACAGCGTATCGACGTCAATCCGAGTCAAGTCACCAGCGTGCGCGACCCGCAGGAGGTCAGCCACGCCCACATCGCCAAGGGAACCCACTGCCTGCTTGGAATCTCCAATGGTAAAATAATCGCCGTCCGTGAGGACTGCGACGCCGTGCGCGAGCAACTGCGCGGAACCATGGGCAACTCGACGCCGTGCGTGCTGGTCTGCGGGGGAAACGGGAGCAAGTGAACGACGAATTGCGCTACGAGCGTGCGCTCAAGCGTCAAAAGGCGATCCTGGACGCGCGCCAACGTTTGATTCCGTTCGCGCGCCTGATGAAGCCCGATCCCAACGACGCCGAGAACCCCGCCGCGTCCGCCTACCAGCCGGCCAGGCATCACAGTTTCATCGCCGACGCCCTCGAAGAGATCGAAAATGGCAAGAATCGCCGCCTGATCATCAATTGTCCGCCCCGTCATGGGAAGTCCGAGCTTGCCAGCCGCCTGTTTCCGCCCTGGTTCATCGGAAAACATCCCGGCGCGTCGATCATCTGCGCCTCTTACAACGAGAAGTTTTCCTGGGATTTCGGTCGCGAGGCCAAGACGCTTATCGAGGACGACATCTACCGGCAGGTTTTCCCCGACGTGCGGATCGCGACCGCGAGCGTGGACCGGATCGCGACCGAATCGGGATCAAAGCTGTTCTTCACCGGCCGGGGCGGCACGATCACTGGCCGCGGCGCCATCGGGCTTGTCCTGGACGACCCGATCAAGGACAGGGTCGAGGCCGATTCGCCTACCCTGCGCGAAAAAGTGTGGACGTGGTACGTCCAGGTGCTGCGCACGCGCCTTTTAACATATCGGGGCTGGATTCTGTTGATCCAAACACGTTGGCATGAAGATGACCTCGTCGGCCGGATCGTCGACCCGACCAACCCCAACTATTCCGCGACCGAAGCCAAGAAATGGCGTGTCGTCGACCTCCCCGCGCTCGCCCGCCTCGACGACCCGCTGGGCCGCAAGCCCGGCGAGGCGCTGTGGCCTCAGCGCTTTCCCGCCCACTATCTCGAAGACTTGCGCGAGGGCGACCCACGGGGCTTTCAGGCGCTCTACCAGGGCTCGCCCACGCCCGAGAAAGGCAACTTTTTCGACAGCGATTGCCTGCGCACCTACAAGCGCGACGAAATGCCCAAGAAGGACGAGCTGCGTTTCTACGCCGCGAGCGATCACGCGGTCTCGACCAAGCAGGACCGCGACAAGACGTGCTGCGGGATCGTCGGCATCGACAAGGACAGCAATCTTTGGATCATGCCCGATCTCCTGTGGGGGCGTTATCCCGTCGACCGGGTGGTCGAGCGCATGATCGACCTCATGGCGCTCTATAAGCCGATTCACTGGTGGGCGGAGCGTGGTCACATCTCGAAATCGATCGGCCCTTTCCTCAGAAAGCGCATGGCGGAGCGCAATGTGTGGGCGTCGATCTTCGAGGTCACGCCCGTCCAGGACAAGAAGACCCGCGCCCAGGCGATCCATGGAAGAATTTCCATGTGCCGGGTCTATTTTCCGAGCTTCGCGCCGTGGTGGGCCGAGGCGCGCGACGAGATCCTCAAGTTTCCCTACGGCGTCCACGACGATTTTGTGGACATGCTCGCCTGGATCGGCATGGGCCTCGCGATTCAGATTCCCAACCGCCCGGCGCCGCCCAAGCCTCAGGCGCCGCGTCAGATGACGCTGGCGTGGATCAAATCCGAGGGCAAGCGGGCCAACGCGTCCCGCACGACGGGGTGGTGATCTTGATTTCAGGCGGCTAGCCGGTCTACTTTTCCCGGGCCGTGACGACTTTTCCGCCTCAGAGCCCCGGGCCGCCCATGAGCCCCGGTCCGCCGCCCCAGATCCATCTGGCAGGCAACCCCGACCAGGCTTCCGAAGGCCAGGAGCCGCCTCTGCCGGCTGGACAGGACGAAAATCCAGACGTCGTACCCCGAAATCCGCCCGATCCCGACCCCGCGCGCAAGCAGCTCGTTGAAAAGTGGGCTTCGAGGGTCCGCTGCGCCAAAAAGAAGTGGGATTCGGCCTTCAAGAAGATGGTGCGCGACCAGAAGTTCTGCGGCGGCGCGCAATGGCCCGAGGAAACCAAGTCCGAGACGTTCAACGACGCTTTCAACGATCGCTACATCGCCAACATCACGCTTCGTCACGTCAAGCAGCGCGTCGCCGCGGTTTACGCCAAGAATCCGAAGATCGTCGCGAAAGTCCGGCCCCGGTTGCTCGCGACCGTGTGGGACGGCACGATGCAGGGCCTTCAGGAGGCGCAGCAAACCGTCCAGCAAGCCCAGCAGGCCCAAGAAGCGCAGCAGAAGCTCGCGTTGGGCGTCGGTCTCGGGATCACGGCGGCGAGAATGGGGATTCCGCTTGGCGGCGCTCCTGCCGGACCCCCCGGCGGAGGAGGCCCGCCGGGTCCGCCAGGCGCTCCGGGCGGTCCAGGCGGCGCGTTGGCGACTCTGGCCGGCAAACCCGAGTTTTCCTGGCAAAATCCCAGCGCGGGGACCCCTCCGGGCGCTCCCGGCGCTCCCAATCCCGCCGCGAGCCTCATGTCCATGCTTCAGCCCCCGCCTGGACAGCCGCCGATCTTTCCGCCGCCTCAAGGGCCGCCCCCGGACGAATTGACTCAAGCTCAGGCCGTCATCGCGGACGCGCAGAACGTCAAGAATCAGTTCCAGCAGCTCCAGCGGATCGCCAAGACTCTCCAGATCCTCTTCCAATACGAGATCAGCCAGCAGCAGCAGTCCTTCAAGACCCGCATGAAGATGGCGACGCGCCGCGCCGCCACGTCCGGCGTCGGATGGATTCGTGTCGGCTTCCAGCGCGTCATGGCCCCCAACCCCGACCAGGATTCCCAGCTCGGCGATTCGCGCACCCAGCTTGAATTCATTCAGCGCGTAAGCGCCGACCTGGCCGACGGCAAGATCACGAAAGACTCGCCCGAAGCCGAACAGATGCGCCTCGTCGTCCAGTCGCTGGGCCAGGCGCAGGAAATCGTCGTGCGGGAAGGGCTCACGTTCTCCTGGCCGAAGTCGACTGCGATCATTCCCGATGAGAACTGCGTGAGCTTGCGCAACTTTCTCGGCTGCCAGTGGGTCGCGGAAGAATACTGCTTGACCCCTGGGGAGATTCAGGAGACTTACGGCGTGGACGTGGGCAAGCAGTTCACGTCCTACAACCGCAACGACGCCGGTCTCGATTGGATGTCCTACCGGCCGCGCAATCCCAGCG